CAACTCTAAATAAATTGGGTCTATTCCACCACTCACTAATAAATTACCATATATAAGTACGTCTCCTGTGTAACCTGTACCAGTGTATCCTCCCCCACTATTTCCTATACCATTCATAGGTATCCATGGACTGCCACCTGTTGCTCCTTGTGCTCCTGTGTCACCTTGTGCTCCTGTTGCTCCTGTGTCACCTTGTGCTCCTGTATCACCTTGTGCTCCTGTTACTCCAACACCTGTTGCTCCCTGTGCTCCTGTTACTCCAACACCTGTAGAACCTTGCGCACCTGTTACTCCAATACCTGTAGAACCTTGTGCACCTGTTACTCCAACACCTGTAGAACCCTGAGCACCTGTTACTCCAACACCTGTAGAACCTTGTGCACCAGTTGTTCCTGAACCAGTTGCTCCTTGTGCACCTGTTGTACCTGTGGAACCTTGTGCACCAAAACCAGTTGCTCCTTGTGCACCAGCACCTGTGGAACCTTGTGCACCTGTTACTCCAACACCTGTAGAACCTTGTGCACCTGTGGCTCCTGTAGAACCTGAACCTGTGGCTCCTTGTGCACCTGTAGTTCCTGAACCAGTTCCTCCTCCGGGAGCTCCTTGTGCACCTTGTATACCAGGACATCCGCTAAGACCACGAGGACCTTGAGCTCCCGTGACTCCAGGAACTCCAGCGGGTCCTATAGGTCCACCTTTACCGTCGGCACCAATAGGTCCCTGTGGTCCAGCATTTTTATTATTACAACAACGATTAGCTCCTAAATAATTTGTATAACTTGACATTATAATAATATATTATTAGAAAAGGTTTATTAGATTTTTGACTATATAATTAAGGTGTTAGTTGTGTTAAGGAAATAGAGAAAAATAAATTTACTGCTGTTGGTGAACCCCCACCTTGTCGCAATTGAATAGTAAATGATGTAGATGTGCTTGCACCAGTCAAACTAATAAAATCATTTACAGTTCCACACGTAATAAAAGAATTAAAACTAGAGTTCAAATAAAAATTGTTGCCACTATTAATCACTACTGGATTATAAGCAGTTGAAGTGACTGAATCTATAAAAACAAGGTAAAAGTTACTATCAGCAATATAATCGTCTTCCTGTATAGACCAAGAAATTGCCCAATTTTTGCCAGCTGTCAGTGTAATGTTAGGAGTCGTATAAAGTATACTTGAACTAATATTAAATGGAACTGTTGCTGAAACCGGACCAGTATTAAAATTTACTATAGTCCCAACACCGGCCGGTCCAGTGGCTCCTTGAAGCCCACCTGAAGGCCCAGTAGGTCCAGTTAAACCAGTGGGACCTACACAACACAACCCTTGGGGTCCAGTGGGACCAACGGGTCCTGTAGCTCCTTGATATCCAACTGGTCCTATTGGTCCAGTATTACCATTTTCACCTTGGTCACCCTGAATTCCTTTTGATTTACTACCACAACAATTGTTTTTGGCAAAAAGTTTTGTATATGAATCTGAATAACCTGACATTGTTATATATATATATTAATTATAAAATAGAAATTCATATTATTTGCGTAAATGTAATATTAAACGTCGATGAACCACTTACTGTTACAGGAGTGCTAGACATAGTTTTTTGCCTAAGTTCAATTACAAAATCAATTTCAGGTGATCCAGTTAAATCTAAATAATCATTTCCTGAACCATACATACTTGCATTGTTATTTCCCGAATATAAATAATACGGATTATTGTTTGAAAATGTATTAGGATAATAGTGTGTGCTTGGGTTATAGTATTCACTTATACGGACGTAAAATTGATTGCTAGTGTCTTGCCAGTTTTCTACAATATTCCAACTGATTGCCCATTTTTGGTTACTAAGAGGCAAAATAATATTAGTGTTTCCTAAAGTTGTGAAGCTATTACTATATGTACCGCCAGGGCTTGTCGAAAAATAAGAATTAAAATTTATAATATAAGCACCAGGTGTTCCGGTGGGGCCTACTAAACCAGCCTGCGGACCTTGTGGGCCAACTGGTCCTTTTGGACCTCGATAACATAATCCTGTAGGTCCAGTTTGACCAAATGTGCCAGTGGGTCCTGTTGGTCCAACTGGACCAATTGCACCACCGGTCCCTTTAATTCCAGTAAATCCTTTTGGCGGGTTTGGAATATCACAGCAACGATTTTTTCCCAGATTAGGTTTCATTATAATAATATATTAATATAAATTTATATATTATTTGCGGTTTACTATTTTAAGAAAACAAATTTTATTAAAATATATTCCGTTCAATATTTGTTATGATAAATGATAACAAATTAAGTTGAGGGAAGGGGTGCCAAACAGAGACGTATGGACCCAAGACTGGCTACATCGTACTTCACAACAAGCGGTAAGTCGTTCTCCAAATACACCTCAATTTGCGAGCACAAGTTGGTGCACTTGATGAAGTAGCCAAGGTTCTTCAGAGAAAATTCGCCCTGAATAATCTTTGACGAGTCCTGCTTCAAAATGAAGCCCATTGCCCCGTCAGATTCTGCACGATGAATTTCAGCTGAAGCAAACTGACCCTGACACTTGAATATCAGCTCATTACCAACCGACTTGATTTCCAGCTTATCAGAAATGCAAGACAAATCACGAATGATTTTCTGGAAGTCAGCTGAAGGCAAATTAATAACCGATGAGAATTTTACATCGGGATACTCGAGCTCCTCTTGGTCAGGTTCAATCAGCTTCAGCTTCTGAGTCTTGCATTGCTTAATATCACCGTTCTCAAATTTCAGGGCCAAGTGCGACACAATGCCGTCATAATAGTCGGCATTCTCAATGTAAATAGTCAATGTGTCGTCGTTATCAATCGAATTGATAAGCTTAAAAAGATGGAACATATTGACACCAATAATAATCTTCTCCTTCTTGCACTCGTAGGATTCAAAATTCTGCGCTGCTAAATATAAATGCGCTAAAATAGTATGCGACTTGTCCATATTGATAATACGGATGCCGTCGGGTTGGAATGAGATATTTGTTTCTAAAAGAATGTCCTTTAAGGCTGTCATAAGTGTCCTAAAGGGTGCAATTTGCACTGTCTTAATAGTCAAGACATTCCCATCATTTGGGCTTGCCGGATTTGTGTTCTTATTTGTAAATTGTGCCATTTTCTATAATATAAGTAATTTTGAACGCAAATCTTTAAATAGTTATGTTTTAAATTAATTATTTCTATTTCTATTTCTATTTCTAAATAATTAATAAATTTCATATTTCTCTAAATATTGTTTTTAACCAGTTATATGTTATTTTTAATCTTATTTGTTTTTGATAACAATTTAAACACAAACTGATATTATAATAGTAATAACAAAAATGGAAGAACAATTAACACTACCAATAACCGAATTAAATCAAACTAACAAACCAATCGAAGTCGTGATTGCCGAACTATTTGACAAATATAAGAATAATCAATATATGCTAAACCGGCTGCAAACATATATTACTAATTTGCCGAATTTGTTAGATACCGAGAATAAGAGGTACGAAGAACGTGTTTTAAGAATTAATGAACTAACAATGGAGCAGGATAATTTCTACAAGGTATTTCTTATGAAGCACCAGTATTTCTATATGCCATACAATAATATTTATTATGAATATGATGGCAAGACATACAAGATAATCAAGGATGACGATATACACCATCACTTGCTTTCAACTATCACTGATGAAGGTAAACTGATGGCGTGGAAGCACAAGACGAAGCAAAATATTATCAGGCAAATTAAAGACCGGACGCTATTTAAGTCTGTCCCTGAAACGTATACCATTCAAAATGTATTAGGATTTTTGCAGACCATTTTTGATACCAAATCGGAAGCCAAGTATTTTCTGACAATTATTGGTGATTGCATTTTGAAGAAAAATAGTGGTGAAATGCCATTACAGTATTTCATCAATTCAAATACCAAGAAACTGGTTTTGCTAATTGATTCGATTGCATACATAACAACTGGTAACTCCATAATGAGTAATTTCATATCTAAATATCACGAGACACATAATTTGTCTAGTTATCGCTTAATTAAAACGAGTGCAAATGATACGGGATTATCAACGGATTTAATCAAGGATATGTTGAATAAAATTGGTATTGACTTGCTCTGTGTGGCGACACATTACTCAGACAGATATACTAATTCTGACAATTTTTTGGCAAATGAATCAGATGAAACTAACAAACAGTATTCATTGTTTTTTGTAAATAACTCTATTGATAAAATTGCAACTGACTTTATCAAGCAGTGTCTCGACCTTTCGACAAATGCAAATACAAATGTAACTGTCACTGCAAATGCATTGTCTTGGAAGAATATGCATTATATTTGGAAGCAATATTTGTCGTCAATTAATATTCCCAATATGCTTTACACAAATGGGCTCAAGGAGTTGCTAAAAGGTAAATTGTTGCATAGCAGTGGTGAAGGTGATGTAGTATTCCTAAATGTAACCAGTAAATATTTGCCATCTGTCAGCAGTTTTTTATCATTTTGGGACAAACATATTGCCATCTTGGATAACAATGTTAGTTTTGATGATGAATATGAGATTGACGAGATTTTAACTTTATACAAGTCATCTGAGTTTAAAAATGTACCGATTTCAGATAAAGAGATTATCAAGATGATTAATCATTATTATTCACCGCAAGTGGAGGTGATTGAAAATAAATATATTACAAATATTCGCTGCAATTTGTGGATTAAACACGAGGATATACACACACACTTAGAGACGTTTAAGACGGCACAGAAAATAATTAATAATAGTAACAAGGAGTTAATATCATTTGATGAACTCTATAAGAGTTATAAGTCATATTGTATTGCTAAACATATTGTAGACAAGCAAGTGTCACCAATTGTCAGCAAGCAATTCTTTGAGAAGTTTTTGCTTCACGAGCTGCAACAATATATACAATTTGATAAATTTGTTAGTTCGCAGTGGCTAAACGATGAGTAAATGTTTATTTATTTTTTGGGGGGGTGGTAACTAGACGAATCATTGTACATACTGTTTCCGCCATACATACTCATACTTCGTTTACCCTTTCTGCGTCTGCCACCAGCCTGTAGAGTAGCATCTAGAGGACCGTCTGCCTCACCGAAGGAGGATACTCTATCGCTAGTTCCACCCATCATACCCATACTGCGTCTGCCCCTACTTCGTCTACCCTTTCGGCGTTTGCCGCCAGCCGACATACCAGCCCTCATTTGAACACCAATAGAGCCAGCTCCAAAGTCAGTGATTCCGGCACCAGAAATGCCATCACCTGACATTCCATTCTTCATATCAGAAGGGCCGAATGCATCTGACAAATTGGCACCAATGGAGTCCGAACCATAGATGGCGCCACCAGACATACCAGCCTCCATTTGAACATCATTAGAACCAAGAGAAAGGTCCAAAGGCGACAATCCTCTATTATACAAGCCACCAGAGCCGCCTCGGTGTCCCTTTCTTCCACGCTTTCTGGAACCAACCTTGACAAAACCAAAATGTCCCTTCTTGGTCTTGTATCCTGCCTTAACAAGGCGATTATCCTTCTTGGCCGAATGGTGCTTCTTACGAGACACAATACGACCAGACTTATTCATCATCAATTGGGTCTTAGTAAGTCCACCAGATGTATGCTTAGCAGTTCCATGCCAAACTTGGGCACGAGATCCAACAGTCATTTTAGTTCCACTCATTATAAATTATAAGAAGAAAAAATAATATTTCTAAATGGTAAATATTATTTTAGAAACGCAATAAATGAAATGAAAATAAATGAAATGAAAATAAAAGAAAGGAAAATGATTCAAAATTTGTTTCTAAGTGGCCGAGGGCTGCCACCAGGTTGCCCTTCAACTCCGCCCAAATAAGTCAAATTTGCAGGCACCCCAAAATTACCAAAGGTCGTTCTTCCTCCTAAAGTTCCAGTAATTGCTTGTGAAATACGATTCGCCTCTGTTTGTGTCGGATTATTATAACCCGTTTTAATTTGTGCCACATTTTCCTGAATACATTGGCAGTCCTGATAAAAAGTGCAATTTTTACATAGTCCAATATTTTTAATTAAAGTTGTTAATTTTATACTGGGTTTTCGACCTGGTGTTAAACGTTGATATGAATATGACATCTTATTAATTATAGATATTAGATATTAGAAAATCTGAACCTTAATTATTGTTATAAAATAAAATTGAAAATAGTTTAAACAATATTTTTGAATTTATAATAGAATAGACAAGATGAGTAAAACTTTGAAAAATAATACTAATACTGTTATAAGCTCCGCAAATGCTGCTGCTGCTAACGCTGTATTGGCTTCAGCTGTAGAGGCTGATACGCTCGCTAATAAATACCAGCAAAAAACTGATAAGCAACATATCCTAGATAATCCGGACACTTATATTGGTTCCGTTGAGAAAGTAGAAGCGGACTTATGGGTTCTAAGCGAAGCAAAATCAAGTGAAGAAAAAATCGTTGAGCGAAATATGACTTATATCCCAGGGCTGTTTAAGTTGTTTGACGAAGGCGTTGTAAATTGTCGTGATCACGTGATTCGTATGGAAAGTGCAATTAAAGCAGGGCAGCCAAATACTTTGCCAGTGTCTTATATTGACATTTCAATTCAAGAAGACGGGACAATTGTTATGGTAAATGACGGCAATGGTATTGACGTTGCAGAACATCCAGAATACAAGGTTTACATTCCTGAGCTCATTTTCGGACATCTTAGAACTTCAACAAATTACAACAAAGACGAAAAGAAGATTGTTGGTGGTAAGAACGGTTTCGGATTCAAATTGGTTCTTATTTGGTCTACATATGGACAAGTAGAAACTGTCGACCACGTTCGTGGCCTAAAGTATGTCCAAGAATTCAAGAACAATTTGGATGAAATTTGCAAGCCAACTATTACTAAATGCAAGACCAAGCCGTATACAAAGATAACGTTTAAGCCCGATTACAAGCGACTTGGAATTGATGGATTATCACCTGACTTAATTGCTCTTCTAAAGAAACGTGTTTACGATATTTCAGCAGTAACAGACAAGACAATAAAAGTCAAGTATAATTCAGAGCTGATTCCAGTGAAGAATTTTCAGCAATATATTGACTTGTATATTGGAGAGAAATCAATTGCACCTAGGGCATATGAAGAAGGCGGTTCTGAAGGACGATGGGAATATGCTGTTGCACTTACACCTAGCAACGAATTTATACACGTCTCGTTTGTAAATGGTATTCATACAGCCAAAGGTGGAAAGCACGTTGAATACATTCTAGGTCAGATAACCAGAAAGTTGTGTGACTATATTGAGACGAAGAAGAAGGTCAAGGTCAATCCGAACTCAATTAAGGAGCAACTTATTCTGTTTATTCGATGCGACATTGAGAATCCTGCATTTGATAGTCAGACCAAAGACTTTATGAATACACCATCATCTAAATTTGGTTCTAAGTGTGAAGTCAGTGATAAATTCATTGAAAAGATTGCAAAGATGGGTGTAATGGAGGCGGCCGTTCAATTGACTGAAGTCAAGGAAAACAAGGCTGCCAAAAAGACAGACGGCAGCAAGTCGAGGTCTATCAAAGGCATTCCCAAGTTGACTGATGCAAACTGGGCAGGTACTGAAAAATCAAAAGATTGTGTTCTCATCTTTTGCGAGGGAGATTCAGCCAAAACCGGAGTTATTTCGGGTCTTTCACCAGAAGATAGAAATACATTTGGAGTCTATCCTTTGAAGGGCAAAGTGATGAATACTAGAGGTGGAAATAGTAAAGATATCAATGAAAATAAAGAAATCACTGAAATCAAGAAGATATTAGGACTTGAAACTGGTAGAGAATATACATCTATTGCAGATGTGAATAAGTCACTCAGATATAGCAAGGTTGTATTTATGACGGATCAGGATTTAGATGGTTCGCATATCAAAGGCTTGTGTATTAATTTGTTTCAGAATGAATGGTTAAGTTTAGTTCATATTCCTGGATTTATTGGATTTATGAACACACCGATTTTGAAGGCAAAGAAAGGTCAACAAGAGATGCGTTTCTACAATGACGGCGAGTACACTGCTTGGAAGAGTAATGCAGCAACCGACACAAGGGGCTGGAATATTAAATATTACAAGGGTTTGGGTACTTCTACAAAGGCCGAGTTTGTAGAGTATTTTGAAGAGAAGAAGTTCGTTGGTTTTGAGCACACGCAGTTGAGTGATAATGCAATTGATTTGGTATTTAACAAGAAGCGTGCAGATGACCGCAAAGAATGGTTGGAAACTGTTTACGACAGAGAGAGTTATGTAGACACAAGCAAACCGATGATTACATATGAGGAGTTCATTAACAAGGAATTCATTCATTTCTCAAAATACGACTGTGACCGCAGCATTCCGAATCTAATGGATGGCCTAAAAACCAGTTTGCGAAAGATATTGTTTTGCGAGTTTAAAAGGCAAAGACGTGAATCATCTGAGATTAAGGTAGCACAGTTCTCAGGTTATGTTGCAATGAACTCGTGCTATCATCACGGCGAGGATTCGTTAAATCAGGCAATTGTAGGAATGGCTCAGAATTTTGTAGGGTCAAACAATATTAATTTACTTGTTCCTGCAGGCCAGTTTGGTTCACGTATTAAAGGTGGTAAGGATGCATCGTCTCCTAGATATATATTTACTCGTCAAGAGAGAATTACTCGTCGTATCTTTATTGAGCAAGATGACCACGTGTTGAAATATTTGACAGATGATGGCACACCAGTTGAACCTCAATTCTACGTGCCAATTATTCCGATGGTTCTAGTAAATGGTTCTAAGGGAATTGGCACAGGTTTCAGTACTGAAATTATGTGCTACAATCCAAAGGATATTATTGCATATCTCAAGAACCTGTTGCAAGATACAAAGATTACTTCCGTCGAATTTACACCATATTATGAAGGCTTCAATGGCACAATTTCAAAAGTTGGTGATACTAGATATATGTTCAAGGGTAAGTATGAGAAGCTAGGTCCAGATAGAATTCGTGTGACAGAGTTACCAATTGGTTTCTGGACTGAGGATTTCAAGGAACTCTTGGAGAAACTAGAGGATGATAGAGAAGTGAAGGCTTCTAATAAAGATAAAGATAAAGAGAAAGCAAAGAAACTTGCGCCTTATGTTAAGGAATATGATGACAACAGTAAAGATACCAATGTTGATTTTGTTATTACCTTTAACAAAGGTATCCTAGATGAACTTGAATCAATAGCAGGCGACCACGGATGCAATGGTTTAGAGAAATTGTTGAAGTTGTATAGTACAAACAGCACAACCAATATGAACTTGTTTAATTCGGAAGACAAGTTGAAGAAATACAATTCTGTCAGCGATATTATTGATGACTTTTGCAGCGTGAGACTAGAATACTATGGAACAAGAAAAGCACATCTAATTGATGTCTTGGAAAAAGAGTTGATTGTCTTGTCAAACAAGGCTAAATATATTCAGGAAGTTCTAAATGGTACAATTGACTTGCGCAAGAAGAAGAAGGATGAGATTATTCAGATGCTTCAGACAAAAGGTTATCAAAAGATTGTCAGTGAGAATAATATAGTTGATGAAGAATACAAGTATTTAGTCAAGATGCCGATGGACTCTGTTTCAGAAGAAAACGTAGAGAAGTTACTTAATGAATATGATAGAAAACAGGTAGAATTGGCGGAGATTAAGGCGACGACTTGTCAGCAAATGTGGTTAAGAGAATTGGATGCGTTAGAGCAGGAATATGGTAATTACAGAACGGAGCGAGATATTGCAATCAATGGTCTAGGAACAAAACTAGTTAAGGCAGGGACAAAAATAGGCGGTGGTAAAGTTGTTAAAGGTAAAAAGAAGGTCCAGTTGGAAATTGTTTAGATTTACAAATGACTTTAAAAAATAGAAAATACATTGTAAATAATACTAGTGAATAAGCTAGTATTATTTTTTATAAACTGCGCTTTTTGCTTCGCTTAAAAAGTCGTTGCACTTAAAACCATTTAGGCATCAAGTATGTTCTCTTATCATAATGTGAATCGCTAATCGGTGTAGCCAATGGAACTACCAATGTGCTGGCGTCATACAAATACTTAATATATCCTTTTGTTTCTCCAAAAACCTTGGGAACTGCGTAATCTAAAACCATCTTATTCAGCTCCTGAATTTGTTGCATTACTTGAGTAGGTAAATTGGCAGAATATTGCAGAAAAATGCCTCGCATAATAATCTTCAATGAGTCGCAATCTTGCTGTCCAATTACATACTGTCCATTCGACATATGATTGACGCCAGCACGAATACCATTCTGAAGTATCTGAATATTTTCCTTAGAGAAAAATGCCTGAGATAGAGGAGTTTCATCCCATTGACCTAAAGTTGCATTCCTAAAAGTTGTACATTGATTAGCGGGAATTTTATCATACATAGCAAATAAGTTGGAAATATCAGGAGGATTTAACAAATCAACTCTGCCATTGTTAGATACACGATCAGTATTGCAATTTTGTACTATTTTATTATTCATATTATAATACATTCATAAAAAAAATATATAATTATTTATATAATGGAAATGACTTTTCAAAAGATAATACTAACAATTGCAGTTATAGGTCTAATTGTATTGTTAGTTGTAATTGGTATTTCAATGTCTAAATCAAGTTCAAGTATAGTTTGGCCACCGATTATAGGTTCTTGTCCAGATTATTGGCTTGATTTGAAGGGGGATGGTGCAGAGTGCCAAAATGTGAAGGATTTAGGAAGTAACACTTGTAATAAAACAATGGATTTCACACAAGCTATATATAGTGGTGAAGATGGATTATGTAATAAATATAAATGGGCAAATACTTGTGGTGTCACTTGGGATGGAATAACCTATGGTGTAAAAAATCCTTGTGATAAAAGTTCAGAAGAGCCTCCTGTATAACTGTACTAACAAAATTTGTTAGTTTATCGTTTTCAAATAATTCAAGTAATTTAAAAATATAATATAATTTTTAAATATTATATTTTTAAGGACAAGTCAATTATAATGTCTATAATATTTTTGAATAATGCAACAAATTTTGAACCCATATTGCTGCAAAACGTCTGCAAATTGCCAGAGGAATTAAAAACATTTGTTAGTTCATTCATTCCTCGAAAGGTAAAAATGTTTCTTAATAAAGTATCATATCTTGAAAATCATCAGTTTATAAAAGATTATATAAGTGGTTGCAGGTTTGAAAGCTATATAAGAGACATAATCAGGAAGGACCATTCATTTGTATTCCAAAATTTGTTAGTTCATAACATTTACAAGTGGATAAAATGGAAGAGTTATTTGTTTGGAGATTGTGTTTACCTAAATTACCTAGTATTCTTGAATTTCTATTGCATTGATAATAGTTCTACAAAATGCCGTGAATTAATGCAACAAAAAATAACAGAACTTGGTTTAAGTAAAAATCAACATAAAAAGAACCTAATAAAATATATACAATAATATACAATGGATATAATCGATGTCAATAATTTGTTAGGTAGAGAAGATGAAGCCAACAAAATGAAGGCCATTTTAAAGGACTTTGAACTTAACAAACACAACTTAACAACTAAAAAAGGCATCTATATTTACGGCGATCCTGGCTCTGGTAAGACGACATTCGTGACGAAAATTTTGAAGGAATTGGATTATGATGTTGTCAAATATGACGCTGGTGATATTCGTAACAAGTCGATTATTGACACGATTACAAAGCACAATATGTCGGACAAAAATATTATGAGTTTGTTTCACAAGAAGGTCAAGCGAATTGCAATTGTGATGGATGAGATTGATGGGATGAATAATGGTGACAAGGGTGGTATTAACTCGCTTATTAAAATTATCAGGCCAAAAAAGACAAAAAAACAACGACTAGAAGAGATTACATTGAATCCGATTATATGTATTGGTAATTATCATATTGATAAGAAAATCAAGGAGCTAATGAAAGTCTGCAATGTGATAGAACTGAAGCCACCAACCAAGGTTCAGATGAATAACATTTTAAATCTTATGATTCCAACCATTGATGAAAGTATGCGAACTAACATAATTCATTTTATTCAAGGAGACTTAAGAAAAATGACAACCATTTATGAACTATATAAGAACAAACAGGACATACTCAATAACAATATTATTCAGAATATATTTCTAATGAAGTCATATAATGATGATACACGCCAAATTACAAAGAAATTGATTAATAGTCATTATCCAATTGAAGAACATCTAACAATTATGAACGAGACAGACAGGACAATTGTTGGACTATTATGGCACGAAAATATTATTGATGTTCTTGGCAAATTGGATAAAGATGAGGCGATTCCTTTTTATTTGAAGATATTGGATAATATGTGCTTTGCAGATTACATTGATCGTATTACATTTCAGAAGCAGATTTGGCAGTTTAATGAGATGAGTTCTTTAATCAAGACATTTAAAAATAACCAGCTGTATCACGAGTTATTCCAACAAATCAATGCAAAGAAGAAGAATAAACAGAAGTTCAATCCAGCAGAGGTTAGATTCACAAAGGTACTAACAAAATACTCGACAGAATACAATAATTCCATATTTATTCAAAATTTGTGCCAGCAATTGGCAATGGATAAGAAGGATATGTTTGCATTTTTCTTGGATATTAAGAACAAATATCCGGCAGGAGATAATGAGATATTGGCGCTATTTGAGAATTATGATATATCCAAATTAGATATTAATCGCATTTATCGATATTTAGACAAGTACACTAAGGAGGATGCAGAAGATACAGAGGATATTGTAGTATCGGAGGATGAACACGAAGCGGAGTAATTCCACCTTTTCTAACGTAGTAAAGAAAGGTGGAGCCAAACTATTCAATATGATGGTAATTTATTTCCCTGTGTAAAATACACTAATTAGTATTTGAATAATTATTTTATTAATTAATAAAATAATTTGATGTATAATTTTTGAAACTATATTTGTTTCTAAATGGTAAGTTTGGCTCTTTGCTACGCTGAACGCTTTTCAAAGGTGGATAAAGGTTGCTTAGACAATCAATCCAAGCTCCTTCTTGAATTTGATGCAATCATAATACCAATTGCCTTTCGCCGTGATATCAATTGTTTGAAACATATGGTTCTCATATTGCTCAGGTGAGTCATAGAATAGCGACAGAGACTCTTTCATTCCATTCTCCCCAGTGCAGAGAGCAACTGAGTAAAACAGGTCCTGCTCCTTGCTGCCAACCTTGTAGTCATATCTCTCACCAGTGACAGCATTTCGAATTTTAGTTCCCAGCCCTCCGCTACCATAAAGATTAATATAAACCTTCTTGTAATACTCCTTACCATCATCATTCTTTACCATTGTATCCATATCAAGAACTTTTCTAGTAACACGCTGAAAATACTTGTCATTCCTCTGTAGCTGTCTTTTCGCCTCCAATATTCTATCATTGGTGTTTAACGAGTTGGCGTCATTGTTATCATTGTCGTAATACGGCATCTTCTAGTTGCTATTATATACTAATAAGGGTTGTTGTCTTTATATTATTTAAATAAATAATAATTATTTTGACTTATCCTTATCTTTATATGTAGCCAACTCCGTATTGAGGTCCTTAATTTTTTTTAACAGTTCACTTATTAAATACACCTTGTCTGCAATTTGCTTTTCATAATGTTTCCGTAAATCGTCAATTTGTTGGTTGCCTTGGTGCTGTTGATTGCCTAGATGCTGTTGATTGCTTTGTGATTGATTTGAAAAAATACGACTCTGAGCCATTAACATCTTATTATGGTCTTCTAATCTGCGATTGCGCTCCTCCTCCATTTTTTTAATTTGCTCCAGTAATTTGGGTTTATGTTCTGGCTTCCCTGGCTCGTAATTTGTTAGTAATTCATTCATATCAACCATATAAAATTGCTTCAATACTGGGTCCTTGATGAAATCATCGACTGTATAACGAGATAACTTTGTTTTTGTTGACTCCATATTTTCTAACATCTTCTCTTTATTTAAAGAATTATGCTTATGAGAAAAGACCATAATTGATTTCAATGTGTCTAGTTGTTTCAAGGGAATTGTGTAATTCTTCAAGAAATGTCTTTCTTCGGCTAAGGCATTTTCCTCATTGTAACTTGTCTCCAATAGCAGTTCCTTTTTAAAGGCAAATGTTGCCGCTGTTGAGTGAAACTCTTTGTAAGGTCCGCATTGATATACCTGATTCCTTGAATCAAAATAAAAGTGCATTTCACTGCTGCCAGCAACGAGGAATGATGGATTTTCTAATAATGTCTCAACAGCGTGTGATATTCGCTCTGGTGGATAATAGTCGTCGTCATCCATATAAATAATAATATCACCTTTGCATTTTTTATGCATTAGATTGCGTTTCTTACCCAGTAACATTTTTTCCTCATAATAAAAGTATTTGACCTGCTCAATATCCTTTACTAGGTCTTCAATTGGATCCGTACCATCATCAATAATAATCCATTCAATACGATCCTTTGGATAAGTTTGGTGTTCAAAACATTTTATCATAAAAGGAATGAAAGGTCTACGATTGAATGTTGGAGTGCATATACTAACAAATGGAAACACTTCAGAGCCAGACGCCGAATCTGAGTCAGAATCATTATCACATTGACTTATATCTACACCAGTATTAATATTTGTACTTGTATTTGCATTTGCACTTTTTGAATTTTTATTCTTATTTTTGTTCTTCTGTTTGTTTTTTTTGTTGGTAGATTTGGTCATCTTTAATAAATGATATAGTTATTAATTATTTAAATTATAATTGTGAAATAACTACAATTTAAATTCCTTAAACAAGTCTTATGTTGTACTCTTTTGTTACAATAGGTTCCGCTTGTGTTTTGTGATTACGTCGTGAATGATTTTTTTTGCCACCACCACTTATTAATGGTGTTCCTCGTGTAGGGTTTGGTAAATCAAGATTTAATCCTTCTATTGTTTTTTTAAATACTGGTTCGTCCTTTATTAAGGCTAGGGCTTTAATTATAAAGTTATTATAGTCAGTAATACTCTTTTTTACTTCTGGTGATGGTGCTATTATTATATCAATAAACACATCTTTATTACCAAAAACTGTCGTCATTAATTTGCCAATTGTACTTTCTAATTCCATAAATGTTTCATTGTATTTCAAATTATTTTTGGTTGTGTTAATTCCAATCTTAGATAAGAGAGAATTATCCTTAGGTACACCTAAAGTTAGGTCAGGTTTAGGAGCAGAAGTATCCTTATTAGTTTTATTTTCCTCAATGCTCTTAGTTATAATATCAATAATTGTAGGTCTTACTTGATAAATTGCCGTTTCAGCTTTTTGTAAATCTTTCATTAATAGGAAAAATGGGTTACCGGGAAATGTGTCAATTTTTGCAGCAGTTAAAGTAGCCCCTTTCTTTATATCCTCAATTGGTTCAGCTCTAGAAAAAATTAATAAACTGTCTTTACATTGTTTATTTGCTGTTTGTAATGCAACTACATATTTTTGTAAATATTTTAATTGTGCGTTTAATTTTTGCACTTGAATTTCTTCTGGATCACTGGTATCTAATAACAGACTCTTCTTTCCAAAATCAGCACCATTGAAATACTGTTTTGCAAGATTATTAACATCTTCATTTAACTTTTGGAAACCATCCATTTTTTGTAATTCTGTCAATTGTTCTTTGGTGTAAATACCAGTGACTGCATCAATCTTGACTTTATCATTACAGCACAAGTATGCTTGTTTTAATAAATCTTGTGATTGACTTTGAGTATTGTGAAGACTGTCTTTGTTATTATATACCAAGTCAGAAATTTTGGCTTGAATTTTTTGAATAGCATCCTTATTATTGTCACATTCATCACCTTCATCTTCTGCATCTAATTCATCATCATCATTCGATTTTGAATCTGTATCCGGGTCCATTGGTATCTGCGTATTATCACCTGGAGACTTTTTAGACACGAATATGTCACAAAATACAATGGCTAATATAATCGAAATAAATATAGCGGCAAAATAATAGGTTCCAAGAAAAATATTGGCCTGCATTAACAAGTTAACAATTGACAACGCTACTAAATAAGTTCGTTTGTAAGCAAATGAATCACGAATAAAATTTCCCATCCCTTTTAAGGTTGAATCTCCACTTCCAGAATCATCACTAGAAAAATCATCTTCAAGTTTTAACTTGTATTTTATACCCACTGTTTTGAATATTGTATAAAATGTAGTATATATTGGTGATACCAATAATGAAGATACCATAAAGTAAATTGAAATTAACATATAGAAAAGGATAAATTTTAAAACAAACAAAATGTTCTCTACCCAAGTAATATCATCCGGTTCCTTTTTAGATGCTAAACCCAAAACTTTAAAGATACTAGCTGGTGGTTCTTCAAAATCAGTTTCGCCATTTTCCTTTCGTGTCTTCCTCTTTAACCAACTAACTCCTGTGTGTAAACTTCCATCAACACCCTTTTTAGCCAAAGCAGAAATATGAGCCCATATACTAGTGAAGACATTCACTATCATAAAAATTGGGAAAAATATTGACCCTAACATTCCAAATAAAAGCATAAATAGTGTTTCATTCCATCCAGAAAATGCGCCAAAAACAGTTTGAATAAATGAAAATCCAGCGGATATCATTTTATTCATTGATTCAGATTTCCATCTAGCAAAATTACTTACTTCGATTCCTTTGGCTTTATTAGTCTCTTCATCTTGTGCCTCCCATAAGCTTCTCATACGTGAACCCTTGAAACTTTTGTCAAAAGATTTTTCGTCAAATTTTGCTTGTTGACAGAATTTACTGATTGCTGGCATCCAAATACCTAAGCCTTTAAAAGGAAATTCTCGCACTAAATTCATCATTATAACTTCTGGTTTTTTTTCGGGGTCAGGATTCGGTGTGCAAGTATATGGTTTAAATTCAATGTTAGTAGGTATTATTTTTGCCGCCGCAATTTTAGTAAAATAAAGACCAATAGCACCAAGAGCAACAAATACTAATATACCAGCGGTTGATACTGCAAAGTTAGCAAAGAATTTTGAATACTGAGGGTCTTTTGTTGGATCTGATTGAGTTGATGTATCTTTTAAATCATCTATTTCATCTGTTGACATTATTTATAATAAATATATATTAAATTTATTATCCCGTTCCTTAAATATAATTTATTTTGTTATTGTATAATGAATTTATCAATAACAAAATTTTTGATTACAAATAAAACGAATATTTTGTTAGCTGGATTATGTGTTTTATTTGCCTGGTTAATTATCAATTGGTTTCGATATCTAACCAATAATTATTTTATATTGAAAGGAACTAACACTACTCAGAAAGAAGGTTTTGAGCCAAATACTTATGAATCAATTGCATATGACAATCCAAATACACCATTGACTACACACACAGTTGATTTACCAATTAATACCAATTTTAGTTGCAGTAATTTCTGTGGCCCAACAAATAAATGTTCAAAAAATCCAGAGGTCCAATGTTCTACTGATGTAGATTGTTGGAAATTTGGATGTCAATCATTGCTAAAGCCGCCTACTAAAAAAGAAGTAGAAGGTGTTGAATTTGGTGCTGAACCAGATAATGATGCCGGTATACTAACATTTAATCAGACGCCACAATATTCAGTATTGACAACAGATATTGGAACAAAAGCAACTGTTATTAATACTGATGAAGCATTACCTAGACTGTATCAAGGTATACCTGTATGGCAAGAAACATATGATAAGCAGGCACGAATGCTTGATGATAAGTTAGCATATCAATATTCAGCAGAGCCAGAAGAATATAGAACTGCACCATTTTATCCTGTGGCAACGACAATCACTGGAGATTTCTATGACATAGGTCCGACACCATCGAACTCTGACATTACTCTTTAATCCACCTTTTAAAAGGTTCTGCTACGCTAACAGCCGAAATATAATATATTATTTTTAACTTAAAGACGGAAATATAATATATTATTTTTAACTTAAAGACGGAAATATGAAATTCAATCGGATGGTTTTTCTATGTCGCATACATCAGACCCACATTGCCGCCAACAAAGTGAACCAAGTTAATACGCTCTTCAAACAGCACCATATTAAAATTGTAATCATAAATACGCCAAGTCGGTTTATTGACGCCGATAATATTGCCTGTTTGTGGGTCACAAATGGTTAAACTCTGCGCTAAGGGATCCAGTGGAGGTATAATGGTAGTGAATTCCATTTCGATTTGAGTAAACCGATTCATATTTATTGCACCCGATGGCTGCAAATTTGAATTATTAGAATGGATACTAAAATTGTAGCAATATAGCCCAGACGGGGCATTACCACTCGTCCTAGTATATTTCTCAATGTAGTTAAATATCCCCGCTGGTTGAATATTTTCACGATACGACCCATCTAACAAAATACCCAATGCAACCAATATTTGCTTTTCATTTTCAGGCGAATAAGTGGATGTTACTAGTAGACCAGTTAAGTTGCCATTTACATTCACACCTGGTCCTATATATGTAGGTGTTTGCGCTCCACTTCCATCCGTTCTGTAAACCAAATAGCTGCCTTCTGGAGATGCCTGTACTACATCCAGTGGCATATAATTATAAGGCCAATTGCTGTAATTAGACCATTCATTGCGCAAATTTGCATCACTGCGTTGAAAATAAAACAACCAATTTGAGACCATACCAAGCGAATCTAGTGCCACCTTGTTAGGTCCAGTCACATTATAAAATATCTGCTCGTGAACTTGTTTTATTAAATATGTCTGGTCTTCCATAGCAAATAGACGTTCTTCATCGTTGGATAAAAAGCAATAAGTGCAATTCAAATGCACGTCTGCATTCCACAAAGTTCTTGTATCTGTATATGATGTAATTCCAACATCAACATCTGGTGGCGGCTGTAAGAAACGGTAAAACTGCATATACCATGCATTAAAATTTGGAGCAATATAAGGATAATTAAAGGTATAATCAAAAACATCACGAATTTGAAACAGCTGATTAATGGGTCTTAATGTAACAACAATGTGTAGCTCATTGTATTGTAACGAAGTCAATGGAAAAGCCATCTGCGATTTAAGACCAAACCAATTATTTAGCGGAATGTACAAGATGCGCCCTCGAATAGATGGCTCTGGTCCGGCTAGGGCGTCTGTATAAAATGCATTTGGATAAGAATTGACACGTCCACCTACATTTGCTGGGTCATTTAGTTCCTTTGTATTACCTGACATAATATCAAATAAGTCCTTTTTATCGGTAGAAAAATCACGCTGGACTGCCGCTAATAAATAATCACCCGAATATTCCTGGAGTGTATAATTACCGCACGTAATGCTGATTTTTGAAATCATTTTCGCTCCTAAATTCTCAATCCATTTGAATTCATAGGGAACCCATTCTGGGTTAGGAGCGTCTTGTTGTGGTGGTATAATTGGACTCCAAATACTGGGCAAAGCAACCGACAAATAGCAATCCATTAATAAATCAGCGTATCTTGGTATTTTAAAAGTGAAAGTGGATTCCTCGGATAGTCGCAGTGTTTTAGAACCTTCAAAGTCTACACGAAACTTTTGAAGACCAAAATTAGTATAGTGTGAATAAGTGCTTTTAAAAAAAGTTTTAGAAGGATTGCCATTTAAAACTATATTTTGCTGTCCAACAGATACAAGATTCATAAGTCCTCCTGGCATTTAATTGTAATTATAATACTAACATATTATTTTTTTAACTAATTATAAATGGCATTAATATTATTTTTAACAATGAATTTTATTATTATTTTATACAATTAATATATTATAAAGATAATGTCAACACCACCAAATTTTTCAGAAGGAGCAAATAAAGCTGGTGACGCTATTAAAAAAGGCGTTAATGATTTATTAGAAATGCAAGAAAATACAGCCATTACATTACTAACATTCCTAACATTCTTAACTATTATAATGGCATTTCTCTATTATTTCTATTTTAATGGTTCAGGCACTGTCGGTGGTATTGCACTAATAATAATAATAGTAGTTATGCTTAGTGTAGTAGGTCACGCTCTTATGGGGGCTGCAGGTGTTGCTGTTGGATGCGTTATAGGCATTGTAGTTGGTATTGCCATATATGCCAAGTTAATAAATAGTAAATCTATACGTAATTGCAATTTTATGGACGAAGTATATGGTGAGAGAAATACCTCAATAAGCAACGTAGATGCATCAGCGGGTTATTCTCTATATGACTATTACATTAAAACTGCATACAACTGCTGCAGTGGGGGTAATTATAAGAATGATTATGTCACATTGTGCTCTTTACAGGATTTATTAAAACAAGGTGTTCGAGGGCTAGATTTTGAGATTTATTCAGTTGATGATCAACCCGTTGTAGCCACCTCAACTGTAGAAAACTATTGCGTCAAGGAGACATTTAACTATATTAAGTTTAGTGATGTAATAGATACGGTTATAAATAATGCATTTTCAGAAACTGTTCCAAATCCAAAGGACCCGATTATTTTTCATTTGAGAATAAAGAGTGAGAATAAGGCAATGTATAAAAATTTATCAGAGATGTTAGGCAGTATTACTGAGTTGTTAATGACAAATTATACATATGAGTATAAAGATGCAAATGGAATCCCGCAGAACTTTGGTGCAGTTAAACTGTCTGCAATGATGGGTAAAATCGTTATTATTGTAGATAAAAGCAATGATACTTGCTTGTGTAAGGATTGTTCAGAGACAGACGAATGCGGTGACTTCTACGAGTTTGTTAATATGACAAGTAATTCAACATATATGCAATTATTACGCTACAATGAAATTGAATATACCCAAACACCAGATGATTTAATTAATCAAAACAGACAAGCAATGACCATTGGCATCCCAAATAAAGGTTCAAACCCTTCCAATCCTAGTTCAGCAGTAATGCGTTCATTAGGCATCCAGATGCTTGCAATGAGGTATCAGAATGTGGATGCAAATGTAGAAGAAAATGATATGTTCTTTAATGATAATAAAAGTGCCTTCGTATTAAAACCTGCAAATATGAGAGCACTTAAAATTATGGTGGATGAGCCAAAGGAACAAAATCCTGCGCTTTCGTATGCCACTAGAACAATAACAAGTCCATTTTATAAATTGGATGTGTAATTGATTTTTTCATTTTCTTTTAATTATGAAAAATAATATTTTAACTGTATATATTATAATATTATTATGAAAAAAAATATATGTGATTCAAAAATGACTTTCGAAGAGTGCGAATTGGCAATTCTTCGTTCCGCAGTGGATAAAGCTGAGGAACGACAGGGGCGAAAGGAAGCCAATTCACCTGATATTAAACGCATTATTACCATTGTAGAAAACTTTATACGTAAGAAGAAACTTATTTGCTATGGTGGCACTGCAATTAACAATATCTTGCCAAAACAAGACCAATTCTATAACAAGGATATTGAAATCCCTGATTACGATTTTTACAGTTCAAACGCACTCAGTGATGCCAAAGAACTCACTGATATGTATGTGGATGAAGGCTTCGTTGAAGTCGAGGCTAAATCAGGTCAGCATTTCGGCACATTTAAGGTGTTTGTAAATTTCATTCCTGTTGCCGATATTACTATGTTGCCTAAGGAACTATTCAACGCTATTAAGAAGGAAACTATCAAAATATCCGGCATTTTATATGCGCCTCCAAATTTGCTCCGTATGGGAATGTATTTAGAACTATCACGTCCTGCCGGTGATGTGTCACGATGGGAAAAAGTTATGAAACGTCTGACGCTCTTGAATAAGAATTATCCGCTATCTGCTAGTCAGTGTGCTCACATTGATTTCCAGCGCAAAATGGCAGACGAGAAGAAAGGGGATGAAATTTATGAAAATGTACAGAAAACATTAGTAGACCAGGGTGTCGTATTTTTTGGAGGTTATGCTATTTCCATTTATGCCAAATATATGCCTAGGCATTTGCAGCGAAAGTTACAGAAGATTCCGGATTTTGACGTCTTATCTGAGGAGCCGCTAGTTACAGCTCAAATTGTGAAGGAACGATTAAATGATATTGGTATTAAAAATGTGAAGATTATTAAGCGACCATCTGTTGGTGAAATTATTGCACCGCATTACGAGATTCAAGTTGGAAAGGACACGGTTGTGTTTATTTATGAACCACTAGCGTGCCATAGTTATAATATTGTCAAAGAGGATGGATATGACGTCAAAGTGGCGACAATTGACACGATGTTGAGTTTCTATTTGGCGTTTTTATATGCAGACAGACCGTATTATGATAAGAACCGTATTTTATGTATGTCCAAGTATTTGTTTGAAGTGCAGTCGAAGAACCGTTTGGCACAAAAGGGTGTATTACGGCGTTTCTCCATCAGTTGTATGGGACATCAGGAGACAATTGAAGAGATGCGTGCTGAAAAGGCGGAGAAATTCAAAGAGTTAAAAGATAAAAAGAAGACACCTGAATATGATGCTTGGTTCTTGCGTTACAGACCGACCGATACAAAGAAGGATAAAGATGACGATAAAAAGGACGATAAAGATAAACAAGAAAATAAAGATGATAAGGATGATACATCATCTAGTATCCAAAAGACCAAATCCAAACGGAAGAGGAGTAAGAAGACCAAAAAACGCAAAGGATTCTTTGGCTTCTAAATCCACCTTTTGAAAGGTGGACTAAACGTGCTGATTCAATTGCAGTCTAGTTATAAACCGTTCTTTATCCTGCTCCTCATTCATATAAATATTAATTATTTCAGCCGGCGAGTAAAACTTGTCATTGACTAGTTCTAATGCATCAATGTCAATACTGGTTTCAAACAAGTGCTTATACATTTCGGAAATTACTTGCCTACTTGCGTAAGAAAGTTCCAATGTGATGTCAATGCGCCCAGGGCGTTTTAAAGCAGAATCCAAATCATTATAATGGTTTGACGATATAATCATAATACGTCCAGGCGTTTCACGAATGCCATCCCATAAATTCAGAATATCATCCAATGTAATTGGCTCATCATCTGTAATGGACTTAGGACCAGTAGTCATAATCCCCTTCTTAGTTGTTTCTTCCATTTCAGCAATGGTCTCAAGCAAATCACCCATATTGACTTTGGAAGTCATTGTCATTTCATCCAAATTCAATTTTCTCCCGATACCAAGACTAAAATCTT